CGTAAACGAAAAAGTAGTAGCATAAAAAAAGGGTAGCGTTTGCTACCCTTTAATATCTTCATCTATACTGATTAAGAGTTAGTTCCACTTACAATCGTTGGTGGGTTTGTTACCGCGCCAAATGGATTTTGGAAAGTTGAACCAGAAATGAATGCTGCTGGGAAAGGTTCTTGTCCAGTGAAAGTTGCAGAGTAACCATAAAGGTCACCGATTGCTGCTCCCGTTTGGATAGTTCCTGCAGTTAAATCTGCACCTTCTCTTTGTCCTACTAATAATGTATCACCATTTAAAGTATGAACAAAGATTTGAGGTCTACCCCATGCCATTAATTTCAACTGAGTTGTCATCTCATTTGTTAACTTCTTTAAGTTAAGAACCAATTCTTGTGAAAAGAATGTAGTTCCGTTATCTCTTGAAGAGTTAACAGTTTCAGTATAGCTTGAGTTTCCTTTTAGTTCGTAGTAGTATGCAGTTAAGCCCGCTGGTAAAGATTCGATTAACGCATCTGATTCACCATTGGTTGCGTTTGCAAGAGAACCGGTAAAGTTTACAAAGTAAACACCTGCCAATCCACCTATGCTGTCCTTACATACTTCATTACGTCCTGCTGATAAGTTACAAGCCATGTTATTAATTTTTTAAGTTTATTTTTAATTTAATTCTGAAACTATTAGAGTAAAGGGAGGTATGTTTAACCTCCCTATTTCTTACTCAATTAGTTTGGTATATGGATAGCGATATCTTGTCCGATTCCGAACTCAGTATCAGCGGTGTATCTCATAATAACTCTAAAGTTTTGAGAACCGTCTAAGTTTGCCATGTCTAACACTCTAACTTCGTTGTAGTCGTTCATCAAACCTGTACCGAAGTATAAGTTAGATTTTTGAGCTGCTACCATATAGTTAGCTGTCATACCTGGACATAATACGATTTCAATACCATTGAAGTTGTATGGTTTCTCACCAACGTTCATTTGGTTGTTCCATCCGTTAGCACCTGCTGCACCACCTGCTAATGCTTGTTGGTAAGCTTTTGCTACGCCTGTTGGAACGTAGATAGTTAAATCTTCTTTACCATAAATGGTATCAGGGATAGCGTTTACTAAACCATCTAACTTAGTTAATACGTTAGCTGAAGTGATTGAACCAGATTGTGCTGATTTAATAACTGCATCTGCACCACCAGCTGCTGCTGATGCTGATAAAGCTGGTAACAAACCTTGGAATTGTCCGTTAGTTGCTGAGTTACCTGCCCAGATTGATACTTCAGTTGCTTCTGCTACCTTACCACCTACATAAGAGATTAAGAAATCATTGAAAGATGCAGGGATTTCATCAAATGCTGAATATCCTAATTGCAATGCTTCCCATGAATCTACGAATTCTTGCTTACATAATTCTAAGTTAACTTGTAATTCTTTTGGTTGTAAGATTCTCTCAGTAAGAGCTACAGTACCAGATGTTGCGAAATCACAAGATGCGTCATTTACGATGCTATCTACTGCAATCTTTTGGATAACTTGCTTATACTTTACGTTCGGAACGATTGTAATGTATTTGTTGTCCAAAGTTCTAGCAGATAACAACGCTGCTGCGATGTATTTCCCAGCGAATTCACCTGCGTAAGTTGAAGTTACGCTAGGTTGTGCGAAATTTTGTTGTTGTCTCATTTTAAAATTTTGTTTTTTTTATTAAAATTATTTATATAATTTAGATAAGAAAGCGCTTTGTGGGTTTGTTACTTTCTTACCAAATTTATTTATTGTTGGTTTAGAGTTCTCCTCAATAGGAGCTCCATCTAATTTAGGAAGGCTCATTTCTGAAATTTCTTCTACCTTCTTAACTTCTGCTTTTTCACCTTCAGATATCTCTTCTTCTTTTACTTCCATCATATCCATCATCTTTTTCTCAAGTTCTTCGATACGATATTGTAATTTTTCTACCATAGATTTCATATCAACTTCTTCAGTTGGCATTTCATCCATTGGTTTATCAGTATCTTCTGTCAAAGGATCAACGCTTTCATCTTCCATTTTAACGTCTTTCTTCATTTCAGATTCTACTTCTTCAGCTTCAGCTGCAGGTAATTCTACGTTTTCTCTTTCAACGATTTTACCTTCTTCAGTTTGAACTTTGATAAGAACATCTCTACCTTCAGAATCTTTAAGTGCTAACTCATGCTCACCATTAGGAGCTGGAGATTTAGTTCCATCTTCAGATACGATATCCAAAGATTCACCTATATCGAATGTAGGAGATTCTACGATAGTTCCATCAGCAAGTTTTGCGTATGTCATAGTAACTGCTTTCTTTTCTGCAGATAACATTCCTATGATTTTATTTAATACTTCTTTTGAATTCATAATATGCTTTATTTTTAATTTAACAATTGGTTTTTATTTTATAGTAATTTTTTCTAATAAAAAGGTGATGGGGGTATTACCATTTGGAAAGGTCCATTGGTAGTAAATGTATGATATACATAAGAACCTGTTACCGTTTTAACACCACCTGTTGATTCATAACTACCCGATGGGTCAAAGTATCTTAATACTACGGTACCGCTTGCACCATTACCACCTGGTGTTCCATCTGGTGACGGCCACGATGAACCACCTCCACCTCCACCGGTGTTAACAACTCCATTACCACCTCCACCTACACCACCTCCAAAGCTAGGAGTATATTGATCTCCATAGTTCTGAGTTGCTCCAGCTCCACCTGCTCCTGCATATTGTAATCCGTTCAACCAAACAAAACTACCTGTAGCATTTCTACCATTAGAAGGAGATGTTTGTTCAGTAGCCCAAGCTCCAAATCCATAACTACTTCCGCTTGTTGATGTTACGAAGGATATAGGATACGAAGGTGTTGTAATTCTTATTGAAGAACTAACAAATTCCTCAGTTGTAGGAAATAATTGGTTAACATTAAATCTATTTTCAGTTTGAACCGCAGTTCCGGGTTGTCCATCTCCAATAATTATGGTTGCGTTCAATAAAGCAGGATTAATATTAACACTTGCGGTTATGTCATAAGTAGTAGCTTTATTAGCTATAAATGATGCCGTAAATAAAGATTGCGTTGTATTAGAACTAGCTGAGTATGATATATCAGGTATCTCCAATGACATAGTTACATTAGCAATATTATATACGATAGGTATTGAACCTGTATATACATAGCCACCATCTCCACCACCGCCACCAAGCTGTCCATCTGTTTTACCACCTGCAAATCCCCCACCTACTAATAGGTATTCTATTTGCGGATATGAACCAGTATCTATAGGCGCCCAGTCTGAAAAACCTTCAAAAGTTACATTAACTTCAGAAGCTTCATCCATTGTTATGTTTGTATTCTGAGTAGTGCTACCACTAACTTCAAATTCTCTATTAACAGGTATTGGTGAATAACCAGAACCTGTTACTGCTATAGTTAATAAAGTATCTTGCACTAAGTTATCATCAAAATATGATTGTGTATAAGATGATGATATATATGCTTCGGTTCCGGGTAAGTTATCAATTGGAACTATAAATTCCTGATTAGTTAAATTAAATGTTAATGTATTTAAACTACCAGTATCAGTTAGATATACAAATTTATATCCACCACTTACAAAAGTTGTAGCTGAACCGGATGTTAGAGTTGTAGTAATATCATTATTTGGATCATAGTATCTTAATGCTACAACACCATTATTTGGTCCAAAATCATCTCCAAATATAGCACCTCTATTACCACCTCTACCTGCATTTGTTGGAACTATAGATGAAGTTACAGGAGGACAACCTGTGCCAGTTCTAGTATCAGCACCTCTACCACCATAAAATTGTCCATCTAACCAAGGGGAAAGAAATGCTCCAACTTGTGAAACCGCAGAACAACCTTGAACTGCATCGTTTTGTGCAGCTCCTGCAGCACTTATTCTAACTGATGATTGAGATTGATCTAAATAATATAAAGATGAACTTGTTGCTGCTGGTGTAGATGGAGTATCAACTAATAATCTTCCCCATCTACCAATTTCTGCAACTATAGAACTTTTATTATCAACACTAACTACAAAGTTACCTTGTTCCGCAAAACCACCACCTCCACCATTATCAAATCCAATTCCAGAAGCACCTTTGTTACCACCACCAACTACTAGGTAATCTACGGGTATAAATACATTTTTAACATTGACAATGTTATCAACATCAGTTAATCCATTATCTTGTAGATAAGGTGATGTTGCTCCAATACTAGCACTTATAATGCTTGATGTTGTATAAGCTCTTACATCAACACCATGTTCAGGTATTTCCATAGACATGGTTACCAATGATACTGATGATGATGGTGAAGTATATATGGTAGGAACTATATTCCAACCATCTTCTCCTTTTAATTTAACATCTACTGAAGCTGATTCTTTTGCTGATACTTGATGTATAGTTGAACCTGATGTGGATGTTATGAAACTATCTTCTATTAAAAATCCACTTGCACTTCCTGTAACCAATTGGTTAACTATAGATGATGATGGTATATTAAAGTTTTCTACTATTGTGGAAGTATAGTAAGGATCTATTATAATAGTTGCATTTATATTATACACACCTTTAGGGTCTGATACAAAGGATGCAGTTATTAAAGAACCTGTTCCATATTGTTCCAAACTTATTCCAGCTTCAGGTATATCCAATGACATTGTAACATTAGAGAATATAGAAGCACTTCCAAACTGAACAACATTCCAATTATCAGGGAATCCTTTAAGGGATGCCGTAACTGAGGAATCTTGTTCTATTAAATATGTGCCAGAAGCAACTAATACACTTCCACTTTCAATGGAAGGTGTTGAGCTACTACTAACAATAGTTTGATAATATCTAGGACCAAAATAAGAATCTGAACCAGATGCTACTATTTCTAATGCTGCGTTTGCTTTTAGTGATGCAGTATAAAAATTCTCAAAGAATTTATAGAACAATCTTGAATCTAATCCCTCAAATCCAGGTCTTGTTCCTTTTAAAGCACCACCAATTATGTTTAGGTTTAGATTTAACATAGTTTTATTTTAATGCGATAATGTCTAGTGCCGTTGAAGATGCAGATACTGCTGTAAATATGCCAGGGATAAAACCTGAGCAAGATACGAATGTCAATGTTGTTCCATCGACAGTTTTAGCAGTTACATCACCAATAGAACCTACATATAATCCACCAGCTACAAATCCAAATTGAGGATTGCTTTCTGAAGAACTTACATAAGCTGCACCAGATACAAAAGTTACATTAGCACCACCTACAAATTGTGGGTTAGTTACGTATGATTCTTGATTTTCTAATTTCATTTTATATTGAGTTTATTAAATTTAACAATTATGTTTGTGTTTTTAGTAATTAGATTTTGTATCTAATAATTACTACACCATTACCACCTTTACCTCCTCCAGCACTAAACGATCCTCCGCCGCCTCCGCCGCCTAATCCATCAGTTCCGTTTCCTGGTCCAACTACTAAGTTAGTTCCATTTCCTCCACCACCAAGACCGCCACTTCCAGTTACATCACCTGCACCTGATTGCCATATTGAACCGCCACCACCACCTGCGTAGTAAGTTAAAGTTCCTGTATAATTTACTTGTAATCCATTTCCTCCGTTACCTCCGGTACCGTTTCCGTTACCTCCAGCTGTACCAGCTTGAGATGCACCTCCACCTCCACCACCGGCAGGTCTTAATCCCCAAACACCACCATTACCACCATTAAATCCTTGTCCACTTGTACCTGTTCCACCTGCTCTTACGGTTGTTCCATCGGCAGCTCCACCACCACCTGAACCACCATTCTGTCCAACTCTACTTAATGAAGAAGCTCCTCCACCTCCACCTGTTGATGTTGTTCCACCAAAAGATGAGTTACCACCTGTTGAACCTGGCGATGCTGAGTTACCTAAAGAACCTGAACCTCCTAATCCAACAACTACTGAATATGTTTGTGGGGATACTGATAAGGAACCTGTTCGGGCTCCACCAGCTCCTCCACCTCCTGCACCACCTCTATCGGTAGTAGTAGATCCACCTCCACCTCCACCACCGGCTACAATTAACCAATCTACACTATCACTACCATTGTTAACTATAAAATTAGCTGATGCAGTGAATGTATGTATTTTATATAAAAATCCATCTATTGTTGCTTGCGTAATTTGTCCGCCTGTAGCAGTAAATCCTGCAGCTGGAGGAGCTGCTTGAAAAAAACTATATGGTGTAAATATCATATTATACTAAATTTTTAACTGATGCTAAATATGCTTCAGTTGTTGTAAAACTTATCAATGTTAATATATCTTTTGAACCTGATGTTGTTGTTGGAACATACGATGAACCAGATACCTGTCTTATATTCGAACTAAATGATGCAGTTGATGCCGTATTTGTAGTTACCAATATGTTTGATGTTTCACCTGGTCTAAAGTTACTTACATTAAAGAATGTATTTGCACTTGCTCCCAAATTAACTAAGAAGAAATCTCCTCTACTCATATCGATTGATGCCGTATTAGATGCAACCGTAATAGTAACAGGTTGTGAACTTACACTACCAGTTATTTCTACTGAACCTGTAATTTGTGCAGAACCTGTAAATGGAAATGCTGAAGCAGTTACTGTCCAACTTCTATCAGCTGATAAATCAAACGCAGTTCCATTAATAGTTAATGTTCTAGACGTTGGTACCATTGTTCCAGCTACTAATGTAGTATTACCATCACCAGATAAAGTTAAACTTCTATTAGCAGTTAATGTTCCTGTGAATATTGAAGCGGAGAAATTATTAGTTCCACCTGCTCTACCAACCAATGTTATACCATCTTGTTCTGCTGCAGGCCTAGCTGTAAATGAACCAGTTACTGCCGATGCTGCACTTAAGTTAATTCCTGCAAACGTAGGTTTCGAAGTAGCTGCTATATCTTGTGGTAATGATAATGTCCAAGTTCTATTAGCACTTAAATCTTGTGCTCCTGCCGATGAAACAATTTGGTTTGTAGTTCCATTAATTGTAATAGTTCTACCAGTCTCAACCATCGTTCCATTAACCAATGTAGTGTTACCATTTGCTAATTGTAAAGTTCTATTAGCAGTTAGAGTTAGCGGTGTTATATTTACAAAGAAACTATCAGTTCCACCTGCTCTACCTGATAATCTTACACCATCTTGCACACCTGCTACTCTTGCAGTTATTGAACCTGTTACACCTAAACTTCCTAATATTTCTGCAGAACCTGTATAAGGGAATGCTCCACTTGCACTAACTGCTATATTAATAGATGCGGTATTAGATGATACTGTTGCAGTAACTCCTTCACCTGTAAAGTTTAAATATGTTGCAGTTCCTTGCGTTGTTCCTTCATCACCAATTGATATTGCTGAGATTCCACCACCACTTCCAGTAAATGATGAAGTTGGAACTGCAGTTGAAACTCCACCTGCACCACCTACCCAAGCGTATCCTTGTTGTAAAGATGCAGTTAAACTACCTGTTACTACTAAAGGTCTTTGTAGGGATACTCTACCATCGGTAAAGTTACCCTGAGATTGGAATACTGCTATTTGATATGGACCTGCTGAACCAATACCATAAAGGGTTGGTTGTGGTGACCAACTTGCGTAAGGGCCACCTATGTTTGTTGGGTTAGCTGCGAAACCTAATAATTTAGATTGTCCTGCTCCACCACTTGCATCAGTTTGATTAATCGCAATAGAACTAATAGCAGTGGAGAATGATGCGGATGATATAGTTTGTGCTCCAGTAAATGTGTTTGAACCTGTAGTTGCATATCTTGCTGCTGCCAATCCACCTAATGAAGTTGCGTTAACGTTTGTTAATGAACTACCATCACCACTAAATCCACTTACGGAACTAATTACTCCGTTTGCTGCAATGCTACCACTTACACCTAATTTATCACCACTCATTGCCAAACTAATTCCTGCTACTGCATCTATAACTAAAGGATTAGATTGTGCGTTTATTGTATTTGTTAAGATAGAACCTGTTACGATTGCATCTCCACTTACTTGTATATCAGTAGATATAATTACATCTCCACCTATATATGGATTTATTGTAATATCACCTCCATCAACACCTGCATCTTGTGCAGTTATTTGATTTACTTTTATACCATCTTCGAATGTTGTTACATTTTCAATACTATTTCCAGCCCCACCTTTGATAATAATTCCTTGTTCTACACCATCTATTGTAATAGGACCATCACCAAATGTTTTTGTAATTAAATTAGTTTTTAAGAAACTACCTGTTGTGATAGTTTGGTCACCATTAAATGTGTTACTTCCTGTTGTTGCGAATGAACCTGTATCTATTGTAGAAGTTGAAATAGGAACTCCATTAACTTTATAATCTCCAGTAATATCTACTGAACCTGTTATTTGTGTAGAACCTGATATTGCTATTCCGTTATCTGCTTTTATTCCTATATTTCTATCACTTCCAAAGTTATTAACGAATACATAAGTTTCATCATCACCTAAGAATAGGTATCCACCACTAGCCGTAATATGTGTATCTTGTGCTGAAGTATTATATACGTTTAAGTATCTAGGGTCACTAACATCAGGTTTTAATATTAAACTGCCCGTTGATTCAATCTTATCAGTTACTAATATAGAACCTGATATTGTTTGATTACCTACAAATTCATTAGAACCTGTTTTGGCAAACGTTGTTGCCATATTACCATCTAACTTAAAAGCATCAACGTTTGTTACACCAGCCCCATCACCTTCTAAAGATTGAGCTTGAACTAATCCATTAAGAGCAAATATATCTCCAGTTACTTCTATAGAACCTGTAACTGATAACTTATTACCATTAGTATCTATAGATGCAGTTGAAGAAAATATACTAACTGGGTCACCATAAGATGGTCCACCTAAGTTAATTCCTGCTCCTTGTCCTTGTATTGTTAAACCATATGGGTTAGCTGCTTCAATAGTATCAGCAAGTAATTTAGATCCTGATGCAATTGTTTGGTTGCCTGTAAATGTATTAGAACCAGTAGTTGCGAATGCTGATGTATCAATTGGAGAACCAAATGATGATGTTGCTACTGCTACCGGCTGATTAGTTCCGTTACCTACCCATGCATAACCTTCTTGTAAATTAGGAAGAGTAGCAGGGCCTGGATTTAATACCAATCCTTTACCACCATTTCCACCTTTAGTTACTATACCTAATAATTGTGTTATTGAATTACTTCCAGTTGGACGAGATGTTGACCATCCACCACCTTCAGCTACATAAACTTCTTGTCCTGCATTGTATCCAGTAAGATTCATTCCTTCTATCAATCCTAATACGATACCTCTACTATCTTCTCCTGCTCCTATAGTTTCGTATGCTACAAAAGTAACAGGCATTTTAGCGGATACCGCTGCATCTGCTCTATATACTATTGGTTTAGCACCTTGTGAACCTGAAATATATAATGGGTCACCTTTAGTTATAGCTTCGCCTGTATATACATCTTCTAAAATAGTATCTAAGTTAGAAAAAGATAAATTACCAGCTCCATTTGTAGTTAAGAATTGGTCTACCAAACCATCAGCTGCTGGATAGTTTAATCCACTGGCAGTCAATTGGTTAACTACTCTTACACTTCCGTAAAGAGTTTGAACATCATCAGCTGCATCACCGAATTGGTTAGAACCTGATGAATATATTACTGAAGCAGTTTCAATCTGCACTAATAACTTAGATGCAGTAATATCTCCAGTTACGTTTAACGAACCATTGAATAATTGATTACCATTAAATGTGTTAGAACCTGTAGTAGCGTAAGAGCCTGTTACAACCTGCAAACTATCTACTTCAGATTGTAATACACTAATTGCAGTATCATTACTTTGAGTATATGCGTTAAACGAAGATGTTAATAATCTAATAGTAATCGCAGTCTGTAAATTTTGGTTAATTGTAGCTTGAGATTGTGTAAAACTATTAAATGTAGTTGTATTCGTTTTAAGATCAATGTTACCTTGCAATACGGATGAACTTGCATTTAAATTAGCAGTTAAAGCAGATGAACTTGCATTTAAATTAGCAGTTAACGTTGAAGAACTTGCATTCAATTCAGCATCAGTAGCAAATGTTGCATCTAATGATGAACTGAAGTTCTGCAATGCTACAATCGATGCGGTTGCTGCTACGTTAAATGCATCCTGCGATGCAGTAAAAGCATTTAGGGATGCAGTTGTTGCATAATCGTTTAATACGAAATCAGGCGATATGTTAATTAAGGCTACTGAACCTGAGACAGTTACTTCAACTGCACTACCACTAAAGTTTAAATCAGTTACAGGTCCTAAGTTTACACCATCTTCTTGCACTACTACACCACTACCGCTTAACACTAATGAGTTTAAGTCGGTTTGTATTGCATCAACCTGTGATTGGAATGCCATGCTATCCACCACATCTTGGTTGAATTCTCTTAATAATGTAGGTGTAATGAATCCCGTATTGTTGTTTGGGAAACTTGCGTTGTTTTCAGCCGTTAATTGCGTTCTATTTAATTCAGACATTGTTGTATATATTTATATCTTTATATATTTTAAATATTTCCTATATCAAAACCATTAGAGAATCCTGATGAGAATGCTCCTCTTTGTGGATAAGGTGATTGTATAACACCTATACCCTGTTCTTGCAAAGCACCATTACAACATTTTCTATCGTATTTATTGGTATCCAAGCAAAGACATGCTCTACGGCTATTCTTAGGAGATGATTTACCCCTCGTAGGTCCGATATAAATACCAGACCATTTTCTCATATTTCTTGTAAAAGCTGGAGTTGGCATGAGTTAATGTTTTAATATTACTAATATAACAAATCAAAATAGAAATGTAACATACTATCATTTCATCTTCTTCAACATCTCTTTGTGAACTAAGTTCTCTAGCTGAACTTTATCTGCCTGATACGATAGGAATAGTAAACACTTCTCTAATGGCTCTTGCACAACTTTATCTATACGAAGTATATCATCAGCTGCTAATTGAATTATGGAAGTGTAAGATTTCCATTTTTTAGCAAAATTGATTTGATGTTGTGTGGTATCACCTCCGAATCCATCAAAGATTTCTGGGTATCTTTCAGCAAGTCCTTCAATAAATTTACGAAAAAAAAAAGTGCTCCCCAATGTTTATCCATTCCAACATCTAACCACTTCTCTCCATCTATGTGACCATCGTATGTTTTGGTATCATAAAACTTACCAAGCTTCTGAGTTACAGGTCTATATAGAATACTCATTACCTCAGCCCATTTATCATTGATAGTTATCTCTTCGTATTTAGAGATATCCACATAAGCGCCATATGCCATCTGAGATAGGTTAGGTTCGAATCCATACTCTACTTCTCCAATCTTTACAAATTGTTGTAGAGGTAGTTCTGCTGAGTTAAGGAACGATAGCAAATCCTTTCTGATGTTTAGGTATGTATCTATATCTAATTGATGTATCCATTCAGCTGGCGCTTTACATAAGTGATGGAACATTACTGCCATCTGAGCATCATCATTATCAGAATACGTTTCCATATCTTTTCTGAATGCTAAATAATCTCTTAGGGTTATTGCTGACCAATCAGTTGGTACTGTTATCTTTACTTCTTGTTTCATATTATTCCCAATTTGTTTCTAAATTAATTCTATTATTCCACATACCTTTCTTCATCATCCACCATTTATAGTATGCTACTGCTCCTGATAAATCACCTGGGTTACCTTCTATCTGAGTTGCGAACTTATGGAAATCAGAACCGATGTGAAACTCTTCAATAAAGTCCTGATATAGATATTGAAATTCACTCATTAAATAGTGTGAACCATAAAACCACATATCAGCAGGTCCCATATCAAAAAGATGCCAATCTGCATTATATAATCTATTCTCTTCAATCGTATCCAATAAGTTAATACATTGAACTGCAAATGGTTGTGGTTTATTAGGGCCTGATATGTTTCGGTTTATTCTACCCAAATCAAAACGTGATTTAATTACACAATCGTATTTAGTAATCTCAAATAGCTTTCTATCTCCAAATGGTAAGCTCATTGCTTTACTCATTGAATAAAAATGTGACATAACGTTTTGTGGAGGACGTGGCATATTCTTTAACTTATCGATACCTCTATCCCTTATTACAGGCATAAAATCTATTTGCTCTTCAAACTTAGCTACAACAGGTTTATATAAATCCCTAATGAATTCCTCTTTATCGGTTTCCCAACTATGGATATATACATCTACATCGTGCTTATCTAATATATGTTTTTTAATATACTCATAGCCATCCATACCATTTGATGTGCTATCAAATTGTGAATTAAAGTTTCCGTGTAAACATAAAGCTACTTTCATATTATTCTTTTATTCTGTATTGTTCTGGGTTAACTAAATCAAACTGCGTATCGATTGCCGTATTAACCGGCTTCTCTGTTACGTTGTTTCTTATCATAAACACTAATTGGTCATACTTCTTTTGTAGGATGTTTCTTTGTCCTAACACTGCTATCCCCGTTGCTTTAGCACCTTCTAATTGTTCCTCTAAATGTTGTATATATTCAGCCATTGCTAGGAAATCTTCTCTCTTAAGATTATCCAAATCCACTTCTAATACTTTGTTTTCTACTATTTTTGCCATATTATATTTTAATTATTTTATACAAATATACAACTTTTTTTCCATATTACCTAACTCTAATCACGTATTTTCCAGCAGATGTAGCCTTATTACTTAACTTCATCATAAAGACGTAACGCGCCGCATCTATTAAGTGGTCTAACCCACCTTCAGGCTTATCCGTTGTGTGTTGGTGTTTATCTAAGGCCCATTGGTAACTATAGAATTCGTTTACTAAGTTCTGGCAACTTTTTGGGATGTTTATCTTATATCCTTGCATTAGCTGAATACCAAATGATATACTATCAGGTCCTTTCTTTACTCCTTTGATATTTAATCCTTCTCTATATAGTTCTTCTATTAGTCTTGGTTCTGCACTATCGCCAATTATTTCCGTTCTCTTTTCACCTACTATTTCTTTTAGCTTCTGAGCTATTTCCTTTGTCACCATTCCCTTTTCGTAGCAGTTCTCTACTAAGTGTATGTTATCACCATTACGGAACACAGAGACGATGGCAGTAGGGTCAGAAGCAAATCCGAAATCTATTCCAATTGCCACTAACTCAGCTTCCTCATCTATCCATTCAGTTGTATCGAATTGAAAGATTGCTCTTTCGTTGCCTGTGTATTCACCTAAACCATATATCTTCCATGCTTTTGGATTGCTATGTTTTAATTCTTCAATAGCTCTAACTACTGAACGTTCTAAATAAGGATTGTTTCTATAGGTAGTAAAGTATCTACTACAATCACTCATCTGTCTTATCCAATGAAATGGTGAGATAGTTGGGTTGTATGATAGTATGATAGGGCCTGTTGTTCTGATTTGTAATTGGAAATAAGATTCTTCATCTATTTCATTGGCTTCTTCCAACCATAGAATAGAACTTTTAAGACCTCTAAGCTTTTCAGCATCATCAGTAGAGATAAACTGAATGGAAGAATCATTATAGAAGCTATAAACCCTATCAGATATATTATAATCAGCTTCAGACCATAAACTCATCGTTTGCATGACATCTTTAAGATCTTTTATAATCGTTCTTTTTAAAGAAGGGATTGTCTTTCTTACTATAGTAACTTCCTGCTTAGATTGTAGACATTGAACAATAATCCATTGAAGTAGAGCGTAGGTTTTACCACTTCTAGTTCCCCCAATGTGATGTGTTACTCTGCTTGGTGAACTATCCTGATTGGAGTAAGTAATTGTGCTATCAATTATCAATTCGCTCATTACTTCCTGTTTGGTTTATATTAACTTGGATTTGTTGTATTCTCTGCTCTACCTCAGCTTTTAATTCCATTCTACTTTGTTTAGGTAAGTGGAACTCTAACATCTTAAGTGTTATATCAACAGCTCCCTTTGGATCTTTCTTCATCATATCTTCCATTAAAGCTGGAAGGTTATCCATTACCTTATTTGTTGCACGTGCTAATGATAGTTTCATCATCTCAGTGCTTCTATTCAGGGCTCCTGCTGGTCTACCTGATCTATTAATCCTTTTATCTCCTTTTTCAAACGCCATTGTATTTCGTTGTATTTAACTATATATACATACTTTAACACTAATCCTCACCTTTGTATCAAACACCTCAGGAGACCACCTTAAAATTAGTCCAATGGTGCTTTAAAAGGATTAGTAATCTTCTCTCTTAAATGTAGCTTTATCTTCTTTGTATTTCCAAATGCGGTTGAACGGCAGATACCTATTTCCTTTGCTAACTTATCTAATGTCATCCCTTCTCCGAATTGGTATAGTTCAAATAATCGAGCGGGAGCCCATAGGCGTGTTTTACTTAATTCTTTTAGTTCGGTTAACATCTCATTGTAAGATGCTTCTACTCTTTCATCAAACTCCATATCGTATTCAGTATGTATCCCATCGTAATACTCAGGCTTAAACTCAATAGTTTTCTTTGATGCTTTTATTATATTAAGGTGTCTTGTGACCAAAAATGCCCTTAAATAAAGCAAATTAAAAGTTTTCTTACCATTCGGGTCATCAAACCATATAGCTGGATTTATCTTTTCTGCAAGGTATAGGTATAGTTCACATATAAGTTCATTACTAACATCCAAGCTTTTAGTAATTTTATATGCAGCTCCTAATAACCATTTATGTGAATCTCTACATAGGTTATCTAAACGTTCTCTATTTTCCTCTTGCAGTTTATTCACTCTTACTCTTTACGAATGCTCTTAAATCCTCAACGCATTTTCCCCAATGTTTAGCCGATGTTCTACATGCGCAGGGTTGGTTTACTCTTTCGTTTCTGATAACATTACACCATCTCCAAAAAGGATTCATTAGGTGTTCTGGTAGATGATGTTGTATTGATGCTAAATGTCCACTTAGTTCCTGAAACTCTGCTAAGTTTAACGGAGCGTATTTACTCTCCGCAATGTTTGGTTTTAATTCTTCCATATTATAGTTTTATTTGTCCGAAATCTTCGCAGTTGAATAGTTTATCTAAATACTCTTTTCTTTTCTGACATCCACAATCAGGGTTTTTAAAGAAGGTCCAAGCTATCCATCCGGCTAAATCTTTTCCCCATCCAAAAGTTAATACATTGATTAGCGATTCCAACCAACTACCAAAGGGGAATATACATTTTTTCATATTGTTTGTTGTTTTTTTAATCTCTTTCTGGCATGCGCCTGTAACATATTCTGAGAGTGTGTTACTATTCTAAGATTGTTTATATTATTGTTTGTTCTATCCGCATCTATATGGTCAATCTCATACCCATCAGGTATTTCACCAACTAAGGTTCTATATATTAATCTATGTGCTCTCTTCCAATACCTTTTAGGTTTATTATCAGGTCCATAATTCCAGCAACCATAATATAGGTAACCACTTTTATTATAGTTAGGTTTTAATAACCTCAATTCTCCATTAGGATTGTATCTCTGAGACATTTTAGTTGAGTAGATAGTTCCGTTTGGATGAACCCAATAATCAGGAAAATCTACTAATTCAGTTAATTCACTCATATCCATAAATAGTTTAAAATTAATTTTAATAAAAAAGTATCCCCAACGCCTGACAGAATAAGGGTGGGGATACATAAACACTCACATACAATTGTAACAATTATTACAAAGATACAACATTTTTTTTAATTTTCCAAATCTTTTTTAAAATTTATTAAATCTAATGCTGAAATATTAATAACTTCTTCAGAATTGAAACCATCGATTAGGATAGCTTCGCCTGTTTTATGCTGATATTCTTGCAACCATTCATAAGTTATATGAGTTAATAGGAATTGCAATTCCTCTGTAGTTACTCTATCAGGTTCTTTATCTAAGATAGTAAATAAGATTGTTTTAATTTGTTTCTTCATCTTTTGATATTTTCTGAATGTATTGATACATCTCTTCAAACAATTTAGTTTTACCTAATGCCTGAGCTTTATGAACTTCGTATTCAGTTTGATTAGATAGGTAAGCTGATAATGCCATTTCAATAACTGCTCCCATCTTTAAATGATTCTGATTGCAGTATTCTTTTAATTTTGAATGTGTGTCCACTTTAATGTGAACCATTGTGTAACCTTTGTCTGTTGCCATTTTATTTGTTTTTTAATTGTTTATATTTTTCTACTAATCTTTTCTGAAGTGCTTCTTCAGCAGCTTTCTTTTCTTGCATTGCTTTAGAAAACTGAATGTTTCTATTCTTAGAATAACCATTCTCTCCTCTTACTTCGTAACCTGATTTAATGTTTCTCATAACTTATTAATTGTTTATATGTTTGCAAATTCTTTATCAAAAGTTTCAGCATCAATTATTTCTGATCCTGATCTCCCAGATCTTGTAATAACTTTATCTTTATCTTTATCTTTATCTTTATCTTTATGGTTTTGTGGGTTAGGTTGGGTTTCCGAAAAACCCATTGGGTTATTTGGGTTACTTAACTTAGGTCTACCACCTGCTAACCCATTGATTTTGTTAGCGTTAACTCTTTTCTGATAGTTATCAGATTGGATAATAAAGTCTCTTTTTATAGCCATCCAAATACCCATAACAACCGAATCGGATATTTTGGGTTCTTCTCCTAACCCAAATAACCCAATTGCTTTTATTAGGATACCTGCTTGCTCATCGGTTAATTGATTCATCAACTCAAAGTGAGATTGATAAATGATTGTGTGTTTTACTTTTGCCATTGTATGTTTGTTTACTATATATATGATCCTAAAATCCCAAACAGCGATTTTGTGGATAACTTTTTTAATTATTTTTTATTTTTTTTGAAGAAAATTTTGGTATCATATGTTTACAACATTCATCTATCCACCCATTT